GTGATACTCATGTTATGGGCGATATACCAAAAGAGGCCATCATAGGGGCTTACACAGACCAAGAAGTCATCAACATGGGCTTTCATGTAGGCGAGGACTTATCATGGGGAATAAGCGAAAATAATTATTATGCACCTATCTTTGAAACTTTGGGGATAACTTCGGCTTTTTGGGGTAGCCGTTGGAACAGAGAAGAAGAAGAAGAAAGACCCGCTTCATATTATGAGGATTGAAACAAAAATTCAGACTTTTTGAAAAAACAAAAATTCAGATTTTTTGAAAAACGATAGACAGAGCGCAAGTTTTTGGTTGAGCCGCTTTTTTTTAGAGCGCATCCACTGGAAGGGTGACACTGACAGTATATAGTCTTTATGAATCTATACATTTTACCTACATATTATATACTTGCACCACCACGCAAGGATATGACCCGCCAATTAATGAGCCACCCGAACCCGCCACAAATCGTCTTTCCAAAGAGAGTCGGAAGCCCCGAACTAAAAAATGTTATATCTCAAAGAATCAGTGAAGTTTTAAACATCTTTACTCCTGAAATTGACTATTCAAACGACACCATAACCGTGCAATTGCGCCGAAGTGGTGCAGGTCGAACACAAGGATTCATTCAACAAAAACTACACGAAACAGGGCGCAAACTCGGCTCAAGAGGTCAAGTATTAACTCTTCTATCCGAGACTCGCCACGATGAGAACACACTTATTGACATTAACCTACAAACTGGCACACACTCCCCACAAGACAACGAGGCCGAGTGGACAATAATTTTAATTCATGAGATGATTCATTACATACAAGGCAAAGTAGGAGCATATTATTCAACATCGGAACAAACACGCACCTTCCAAAAAATCCTACATCATTACAACCTAAACAACATGACGACCCTAAATTATAGAGCGTATGAAGCGTGCTTCAATGCCTACACCGCCGAAGGATGCACCTTTACTACTGGCTACGGCGAAACATCAAGGAAGGCCACCACCACCGCCGGATATTATACAATGCGCCATGAAAAGCAAGCGCACCGCCTATCCTACATCATCTTGAAAGAACTTTACAACATGAAGCCAAAAGACGCATACTCATTGAACTATATGATGACCTTCAAGTATGAGGGCTTCCAAACTGCAATCAATACAGTCATGGCACGCTATAATTAAGCACGCTATATGCCGTCGTTTTGTATAGGGTGGTGTATAACCGCCCAAATCAGAAACGAGGCCAAAAATCTGATTTAAAGCGGCTTTTTTTAAAATTGACATAGCCCCCCCTATGTTTTGAAAGTAAGATAATTTTTAATGTTTTTTTCAGCATACACCTTTTCAGCGAGAATTTTTTTTCTTCCTTATGTTTACCTATATATTATTATTATATATTATTATTATAAATTAATTAAACAAATAAAAAAGTATTATCACACACACAGGACAGAGGGGGTAAGGTGTGTGTGTGGTATAGTATGTGCCGTTTGCATCATTATTAGATTCGATAGGGTGTTTTCAATTGACAGACCACAGTTTTAACCCCAAATTAATTATTGGAATTAATAGGGTGTTTTTGGTTTAAGCGGTATCGAGATGTATAGGCAAACTTTTCACTTGGGGCTAAAATGTCCGAATAATTCTGATAATTAAATCGAATAGGGGGTATCTTTATATAGGCGCACCCTATCCTCTAAACATGAGCGGAACAGAAACTCAATGGGAAGAAGAAAAAACAGAAATCACCTTTGTATATTTTAGATACTACGGGGTAATCGAATACGGCGAAAAAATTTACGAAAGACAAGAAGCAGTTTATGATTGCCGACGCTCTTTGGATATGTTTGAAGCATATTGTATGGCTCATTCGGAAATCAAGAACCATTTCATCTGGATGATTAACGGTGAAATGATTTGTGAATGGCAAGAACTGTGAACGGCGAGAAATTGCTTATTAACCATGCATCACACAGGCATAACTCATGAGCGATACTACTTTGATTTTAGATATGGAAAACAACGGAGATGCTATGCTTGCCCCTGCCGAGGGCGGTTCTATCATCTTTGGAATTACAATTGACATAGCACCACATGGTAGCGCACCGACTGACAATTTAGAACTCATGATAGGTGACACCGATACTGCGGCTAAGGTTGGTCCGGCAAATGGATTAGCCTATATCACAATGAAAAACCAAAATGGAGGGTTTTATCAATTCGATTATCCCGCAGGTAGGAAGGTTTTCAATGGTCTATCAGGTATGGTAATCTCCAACAATCATGGAACGGTCACAGTAGTAATAGACCATGCTTGATTTAAATAGGTGTGGGTATAGGGATATACATGCTCTTAGTGTATGTGACATTAACCTACAAATACATGGAAGCGGGAAAAGCGGTCTATGCAGTAGTGGCTGAATACCCTTCATTGGGTGATGAAGAAGGTTGGACTATCAATGATGTTATTCATGTTGATGATAAAGACCATAATGATGCGGTGTATATTTTTGCCGAGAGGTTGAAGAAACAACAAGGCTTCGATTTTCAGATTTTTAATGTTAGAGCAATGACTTCATACAACACATGGGGCGATATACCCACCGTAATATCATTTGAAATGGGATTAGAGCCATATAAGTCAAATTAGTATAGGCAGGTTCATAAACCAGATATGCTTAGGGTAGTATGAGTGGGTATGCCAAAAGTGGCTCAATTCTTGTTGATGGATAACCCGTCAATCTTAGGCGCAAAATTACAAGCGTTATTACTCATGAATCCTAACAAATCATTCATTTTATCCAGAGATGGCGAGATATTAATAATTGATGAAAAATGACATTAAGCGAGACACACCGAACACATATTCACCATGTATTCTATCAATTATGCCTTGAGCGTGGTTGGTCTATCGGACTTCCTACTACTTTTGAATGGCGTTATCTTCCATATGACTACAAAAATGTTCAAGCCCGTTTGTTTTTTGAAGGAAACCGACCAGTTATTGAACTCCATCCCCATGCATTTTTGCATAAATACCTAATAAAAGGCTTAATTCACCACGAATTATGCCATTATATGATAGGATTAGACAAAGGACACAGTGAAGAGTTTCAAAAATATGAGGAAGAATGGCAGTTTTATTACTTCTTTAAAGAAAAAACACTAACATTTGCCAGAATGCTCTCCCGCAATCAACATAAATTCATTCATAATTGTCTCCATTGTGAGGTAGTTATCGTCAAAAATACCCCTTTATGTGGCGCAGTATGCCGTTCTTGTTGTGAAAAACATGCTAAAGGAAATTATGACGACAGGTTCACCCTTCATATAGGTGGGGTGACACACAATGAAACATGAACAGTGAAATGTCCAAAAACGAGATTAAAAAAGCGACCAAACAATTCATCTTAGATTTGTTTGAAAATAAACACAACATGACCATCATTGAAAGGTCAGCCGGAGCAGTAGGCTATCAGGCAGTTAGATTCAGCGAAGATTCGCAATGGAATGTAGCATGTATCTATGGCGGAAGAGGCGTAGGTGCTTCAATATGGGTTAGAGACAGTGTATTGACACAATTGAAAGGATTAGAACTAATAAAGCAAGGAAGTCACAATGTCGAAGATATTTCTTTCTTTAAGAGAGGCTTAGACTGGAAGATTGATATTGTTGATTTTAACGACCCTATCATTGGAGACATAGTTCGCCTAAGTGTTGAACTACATCAAGGTCTAAGAGATGCGGAGATTGAATCGGCAAAATTAAAGGCTGACAAAAAGGCTAAATCTGATGCACGAAAGGCTAAGATGGATGCAAAGCGTAAGTCTGCTTGGTGAAATTCATAACCCATCAAGGACTTATAGGGAATATCCTTATATAGGTGTGCTTCGTAGCATTAGACATGAGCGAGAAGATAAGATTGTTTGTTGTTAAGAAAAAGTGCCGAAATTGTAATGTTAAGTTTGTTCTTAGCCCAAGTCATCACCTTGAATGTGATTTATGCCCTCCATGTAATGAGGACTATGAACATAGTTTGAGAGTGGGTATGGACAAGTATGAAGAAGAAAAGATGAGGACTAAGAATGCTGACTGAAAAACTTCGACCACAGACTCTTGATGATATAGTGGGTCAAGACCACATCATAAAATACCTCAAGGCTATGGTCAATGTTATTAGAGAAGGTAAAGGTAATACGATACCTCACATGGGTTTCTTTGGCAAACAAGGCACAGGTAAAACTGCAACGGCTATTGCATTCCTGAAAGATTCATTCGGTGATGACTGGGATAGGAATTTTATTGAACTCAATGCCTCCGATGAGAGGTCTATTGGTGTCATTAGAGAAAAGGTCAAAGGCTTCGCCAAGAAAGGAATTTTAGGTTCATTTGAGGTTGATGGTGTGCAAATGCCGATACCGTTCAATGTGATATTCTTAGATGAATGCGACAACCTGACACAGGAAGCACAGTCGGCTCTAAGACGCATCATGGAGAAATACAAGAACACCCGATTTATTTTATCGGGCAATTACCCGCACAGAATAATTAGTCCGGTGCTTGACCGATGCGCTTTTTCCAATACCAGATTCAAACCAATTAGTAAAGAGGACATGACAAACTATCTTGATTCATTGGGCTTCAATATCGGCTACAAAGCATTACTAATGATTAGTGAAGCGTCAAGTGGTTCTATGAGAAAGGCTCTCAATATACTTTGGACTTTGACCCGTATTCCAACAGAGGTCAAGCCGGAAGATGTTGAAGAATATATTTCAACACTAAATCCAATACAAGCAAAATATATGCTTGGAAAAATTATTCAATGTCATAAGAATAAAGATAAGGTTCACGAACTAAGTAGGGAGTTAGATAGGTCTATTGATGATTTAGCAGGTCGAGGTATGAGCGGTGGAGAAATCCTACATTCAATTTACAACCTGACAACAGACGAAGATGACCCAATGCCCCGTGCGCTTAAGGAAGATATTTTGAAATCGCTTGGCGAGGGATTATACTACGCATCAGTTTCACAGGATGATATACTGGCAGTAAAATGTTGGTGGCGAAAGGTGATGATTGAATGAATGATAAAGTAATACTGACAAGTGTTTCAACAAGGGTTGAAGCGAATAACATGAAGCGAGAAATTGAACACCACTTAGGAATTGATTGTTGGATTCAACGGTCTTTTTGGGATAGAGTCTTTGGCAAATATAAGATTGTCAGCGACAACCATTGGGGTGACAAGGATGAGTGATGCACACCAGACAGACGATAACCCACGCATCTTAGAACTCATCAAGACCGCTATGGCGAAGGGAGTCAAAGAATACGGTCATGGTCTTAGACATGGCGACGATACGACCCAATGGGGAACGGAAGATGATTCATGGGTCGAAATGGCTTTGGAAGAAGCACTTGACTTATCAGTTTATTTGGCTACACAATTGATTCGCATTGAAGAAGCAAGAAAGCGTAATAAATAGGTGGGTATAGGATGGACTACCATGCGTGAACCATTATTGATTGTTGATATTGGAACAACAGGCGACATTAAAGACTGGGCGACAGTGCTACGAGTTAAGAAACGGGATGGTTCAAGTCATGTTGTTAGGGTTGTTGGTTGTCAGCCTAAATTTTGGACTACGAAGCCTGAAAAATTACACCCTCCACTTACGAACCTTCCTTGCATCAAGTCGGTTAAACCAAGCGATAAAACGACGATTCAAGGAGAACCGTTGATGGAAGTCAATGTTAATTCCCCATTTGACATAAGAGAAGTGCGAGATTATTTTTATCCTCATTATTCGGCTGATGCAAAATGGTCATCTTTGGTTAGATGGATATATGGTTGGGAAGCAGTTATTGAGATAGATACGGACAAAGACTGGAACAACCTAAGACCCGTCAATGTTCACAAATCAGATGTTCCGGCCAGTGAATTTTCACTCGACTTATGGTATTGGGATATTGAAACAGAGGATTGTTTAGATACACAGAACCCAACAGGGCGAGTGGTGTCAATTGCATTTTACGATGAGAAAACTGGAATACATGAAATTGGAACTTGTTCACCAACCTCCGAGCGTATGGTTAGAAGGTTTCTTTCTTCACAAGCGGCTTTGCATTCAGTGGTCGAGCATACTAATCCAATTGAGCCTATTGAGGCCGATAAGATATTTGTTAAAAGTTTTGACAATCCTGACCTAAGCCAGAGGGAGGCCGAACTTTTTCGATGGTTTCATGCAAGATTGAATCACTATAACCCCGATGTTATAGCAGGTCAAAATATCAAAGGCTACGATATACCATATATGTATAACAGGGCTAAGATTCTAAAACAAGAGGGAATGAAAGTTCCGAGTTTAACTTATCTTAAGAAACTACCACAGTTTGATACTAAAATTGCATACGCTGAACAAGTTCAAGGAACTGCGACTACAACCGGAGCGGCTTCTTTATCTTGGATGGCGACAACAACACTTGGCTATGGTAAAGTTCCGAGAAACAGAATTACAGATTTAATGGTCAAAGACCCAATGATGTTAGCCGTCTATAACGCATGGGATAATGTAGTGGCGGCACGATGTATGGAGGTCTTAGATTTACTACCGTTTTATATTATGAAAACTGCTTATCACAATAGCACCCTACACAAAAGCCACAGTAATATGATGTTGGTTGAAGATATGATGGGTCATTTGCTATGGAATCAAGATATTATCATGCCTTCCGCTAAAGTGGTTGCTGATACTATGCCCGAAGGTGGAATTGAGCAGGGGGGTTTTGTTATGGATGCACCTATTGGAATTTGGAGAAATGCATTTGAGTTAGATAACTCAATGGAATATCCATCAGCAATTATCACAGGTAATTTTTCTCCTGACACAAAAATTAATCCCGATGACTACCCTAACGGTTATCCATTTCCAATAACTAAGACTCAAGGTGGGAGAATATACCGTCGAGACAGGGTGGGAATTATGCCAACCGTTCTTAGAGAACTTGCATCAGCAAGACAGGAATTAAAAAACCAGATGAAAATAGAGAAAGACCCTAAGCGACTTATGGTTTTAGATAGGCAACAGAGGGTCATGAAAGAAAACATGAACTCTTGGTATGGTGTTTTGGGGTCGGGGCGAACTGAAAAGACAAAAAACAGACCATTTAGACTGGCTGACCCTGAAATTGGGTCGGATATTACCGATACTGCCCGCCGTCATAATGACTGGAACAAGAATTATATCAACAAAAGAACTCTATGGTTCTGTAAAGAAGGAGTATATACCCATAAAGACTATATGCCCCCATCTCATGAGGGTATGGAAGTCCGGTTCAGCACGCTATATCAGGACACCGACTCATGCAAGGTGGCAATATCCAACCATGATGAGATTGAAAATAAGATTAGACCCTTTACAGAGAGGGATATTATTGATATGGCAGAGATTCTTTGTAATGAATTAAATAATTCCTTTGATGATTTTGTCAAAGAGTGTTTAAATGTGGATAAAAATGAATTTTTCAACATAAAACCTGATGCATATTACAAAAGATACTTCCAATGGGGGGTCAAAAAGAGATATGCATACCTTGATTATAACGATAAACACGGCTTTAGAGGCGTTGAAATGCGCCGTTCTTCCACTCCACAGGTAGTAAAAACAGTTCAACAAGAGATGTTTAGTGCTATATTAGATGGAGCGGGCAAGACTGAAATAGGCAAACTTCTTAGAAAGCAGGTGGAGGACATGAAAAACCCTGACATAACCCCCGCCATATCCTTTGGTCAGCCATATGGCATGAAGAAACAAGGCACATTTGCCTATAATGCGGCAATGTGGAGTAATGAAAACCTTGATACAGAGTTTGATTTAGGAGATAAGCCATGTATTTACTTCGCCAAATCCAGTGATAAACCATTACCAACCAATAGAAGGATAGCAATTGAATGGGGCGACTCTCCAGATGACTACAATGTAGTTATTGATAGGGATATGTCAATACAGACTATGTTTGCTGATAGTAATTCATTCTTAGCCATATTAAGTGCATTAGGCACTAATTGGCAACGGTGTATGTCCGGTGTTGGTGTATCATCTATGGGGGAATGGTTTGAATGACAGGATTAAACAGAGAGCGACGGATATACAGAACACTTAGAGATGAATGCCATTTTACTCATGAAATGATAAAAGAGTGTAGTAAATTAATGCCTTCTTCAAGATGGGCTGATGTTTTGAAGGCTGAAAAGAGAATACTAAAAGACTCATGCGAAGAAATTGTTGAACAGATTGGCATATCATGTCTTAGGAATACTCTTGAAGAATCAATACAAGCGATAGAAACTCATACACAAGACCTATCGTATGCAATAACTTCATTGGTTGTTGATTGGGTGGCGACTTGTCAAAAGTATGCACCTGACCAGAGAATGAAGATGTGGAATGCTCAACGGCCTAAGAAAAGACAAGAACAAAAGTTTGCCCGTGAAGAGTGGAAAACACGCTTACTGAAAACATATTTGATAGTGAAAGGTTTGCTTCATCCTAATTTGATATAGGGAATATCCTTATATAGGAGTGGTGTATAGGGTTATCTATACCCGCACCAAAAACAGGAGACAGACAGACAACATGAAACATAACATTATAATAACTGTTATATAGGTGTGGTGTATAGGACAAAATAACCCAAGAAAAATAAGGAAGGAATTAAGATGAAAACAACAATTGAAATAATGAAAGATGTAGTAAGAAAAGAAGGTGGAATGATTAGCGAAGAGGATTACCTCAAGGCTATACAAGAAGCGTGCATAGCGGAAGGAAGAGATAGTAGCATAACCTCACTAAAGAGTAATGCGTTCTCTGCAAACAGAATGCACAAAGCCGGTATAGTTAGAGTTTCCATTGGCAAAGATAAGCAAGTATGGGAAATTGAAGCAATAAAAGCAACCCTTGAAGGTCGCCGTGCTGAACCAACACCAATAATGATGATGCAACAATCAAAAACAGGTGTAATTGAAGAACAAAAGACTTCACCACCAAAGGCTACGCCTCAAGGCGGAGTATTCTATGGCATACCACGCCGACACCCTGATGAATTTTCAGCACACTTACAAACTATGATACCTACTGCAAGAGGCTTTGTTGAGTCCGACAGACAGGAATTTAGACTAATGGCTATGTGCTACCAACAAAGTTTGAATGGTAATACACAAGACTCTCACATGATTTTTGAAGGACCTAAAGGGTGTGGCAAATCTATGTTGGCTCAAGATTTTTACGGCAACATTAACACTCCACTTCTTCAAATTAATATGTCCGATGGTGTCACAGAGGACACATTTATTGGCTCAAGAACTATTGTTGATGGTAATGTAGTATTCCAAGATGGAGTCCTGACACTTGCTATGGACTATGGACTCGGCCTATTGGCTGATGAACTAAATGCGGCAAGAGAGGCATGTTTGATTGCTACTCATGCGGCAATGGACAGAGGCACTTTGGTTATTGGCGAAGATAACAACCGTGTAGTCAAGGCTAAGAATGGTTTTCAAATTATTGCTACCATGAACCCACCGGAAGATTATGCAGGTGTCAATGCTATGAACCAAGCAACAAAAGACCGTTTCACAATGAACCTGACATTTGACTACCTTAAGGAAGCAAAAGAAATTGAGGTTGTAATGGGTCAAAGTGGCTTCACAGATGAAGAAACTATTAGAGGCATGGTATTGGTTGCTAATGACTTAAGACAATTGAAGAAAGAAGGACTTCTTGAAACTGATACTTCAACAAGAACTCTTGTTCAAATGTTTGGATTGATGAAGCACTTGTCCTTGAATGAGGCTATTGAATACTCTATGCTTGGCAAATACAATGCCGATGAAAGACCACATATTGAAGCGGCTTGCAGAGCAAGATTGGCTGATTATTGAACTCAAAACCCGTTGTCGAATTTGGGTTAAAACGAGAGGGGGAGGACAACGGGTGATTCCTGACGCTCCCCCTCTCACTATTCCCCTTTAATATAGGTGGATATTAACTCAAGTGATATGAGCAATATAAGAGTGGAAGATTTAGAAGCAAGAATAGAAGCATTAGAGGAATTAGTAGCGAACTTAAGGCAATTATTTGACCCTAATCAAAAATACAAAAATTATTTTCAAAGGAAACTAAATGATATTTATGAATCCGACTAAGCACATAATCAAATCAGTATTGACACCGATAGAGGCATGGATGAATACACCATCTAAACCGTTAATCATTTATGGCAATACAGGTGTTGGCAAAACAACAATTATCAGATTCTTGGCTGACAAATATAAGATAGAGGTCGTGGAACATGATGACCCACTGGTATGTATTGAGAATGCACGCCATCCGACTTTTGATGGGAATTACAGGCTTGCTTTGATAGAGGGTGCTGATTATCTAAAGCCATCTTTATACAATAAAATTAACACAATAGACAACCCTCCACCGTTTGTTTTAGAATGTCAATACCTTGAAGCAATACCTTACAGGCTAAGAGCCAAATGCATGATTGTTGAGATACCTAAACCCGCCAAGAGATTTTTATTTGCAGGTCTTACGGAATTGAACCGCCATCTTGGACTCAACAAAGCCGATTCGCTAATTGAAAAAATTAGCGACAAGGCGGAGTCGTGGAGATTGGCAACCCTTTGTTTGAAGTATGGTATTGAACCCAATAGGATTAGACAAACAGTTCCAGATACAAAGCAACCAGAAGTTATTTTGAAACAGGGATATGATTATTCTTCATGCCATCCTCTTTCTATTATACAAATGGCAATACACAATAAAGCAAATCCAACAAAATGTTTAGAGGCACTTAGATTGTATTCTATGGCATGGGAAATTGATGACTTGTCTAAAATATCAAGAACCCTATTAGAGCAATTTAGAACTGAAACAACCTTCAAACCACGATACACCAAGCGTCAAATAAAAGGCTCAAATAAAAGGCTATAATTTTCAATAGGCCGAAGTCCTTATATAGGTGTGGTGTATAGGACTAAACATGACCGAAACAGAAACCCCCGTAAACCCAATGTTCGCCAGTGAACAAAAAGCGGATATGAATACATTTAATGAATCAAGCCGTCGAAGAGTCACAATACACCTAAGCCGTATTGCTAAGGTTCTATCCGGTGAACTAAACGGCAAAGGCCGTTGTATTAAGAAACTTGATATTAACGACGGCAACCCATGTGCAACCGATGGTAGCACTGTTTGGCTATCTTATCCTATTTTACCTGATGTGACAAGCCAAGCGGAGAATTTGATTATCAGCGAAGCAATCTTAGCCCACGAAGCGGCAGGTCACTTGAGATACACTAACTTTAACGCATGGAAGAGGGTTGCTGACGGAATTAAAAGAGGCGACGAAGATAAACTACTTCATGACATGGTGAACATTGTTGAAGATGCAAGAGTCAATTACCTATTAGGCCAAGATTTTGCAGGTTCTAAGAAGCGTTTAGACTACACTCAAAACAGACTTATGGCTTCACATAAAGCAACCCTGAAAGGAAGAACCATTGGTGACAATGAAGCACCTAAACTTGGTGTTATTGCTATTGCCACAGAGGTTATCTTGGCTACTCCACACTTTGTCAATAATGAAAAAGTAATTGCTATGATGGATGAAATTCGACCTTTGTTTGCTGATGCAATTGCTTCACAGGACACTTCCACAGTAATTAAGAAAGCAAGAGTTATGTTGGAAATATACAGAACTCATTTCCCCGCCGATGAAACCGATGGTAGCGAGTATGGGGCTTCCGATTCAGCCGAAGGAAAGGCTTTGTTTGCTGATGATATGTCAATGGACAAAATTACAGAAGCCGCTAACAACCAAAAGAGAATGAAGAAAGAGGCAGAGAAAGTTAGAACCAAGAGGTTCAAGAAAATGGAACGCCCAACAGAGGGTCGAGATATGTCCGACTCCGATGATGAAGATGTAAATGCTCTTAATGATGCTTTAGAGGGTGCTGACGGCGAAGGCGGAGAGTCCGGTAGTCAAGGTGACGATGAAGGCGAAGGAAGCGAAGGAAGCGAAGGAGAGGGCGATAACGGCGATAACGGCGAGTCCGGTTCTCAAACTGGCGACTCTTCCGCTCCTGACGGTCAAGGTGATGAAGTCTATGGAAGCGAAGGAGAGGGCGAAGAAGGTCAAGGTGAAAGCCAAACTGCTTCAAACTATGAGGGCGAAGTCATTACAGAGAGTGCGAAAGTAAATGAGAACTCCGGTCACAGTGTAGGTAATGCTTTAGCAAGAACTGGCGAAGGAACTAAAACGGTTGAAATGTTTAGTGAAATGCAAGCACTTGTTGATGAATTAGGCGAAATGATAGACTTTGAGTGTGAACAAATTGAAGAACACGGAGAGTTATTTAAAGATGAAAATAGCGAAATGGGCGGAGGTCGTTTCTTTGGTCATGAAGTTTCTATTCAAACCCAAACTAATGAAAAAGAGACTACATGCTCGGATGGAAGCGCATATTCTGTAATTGAAAGAACCAACAAAGGCGGAATTAAAAGAATTGGTAAAGTCATGAAGAACTTAGTCAAGGGTGCTGATACCAAATTTAACTCACACAAGAAAAGAGGTCGCCTTGATACACGCCGACTTTGGGCGCATTCAACAAGTGATAAAGTTTTCAAAACTGACAAATTATCACCTGAATTTAATGCTAATGTTGTTGTCCTAATTGATGCAAGCGGGTCTATGGGTTGCTCTGTTAGTGGAATAAGAAGTGGTGCTTACAAAAACCGTGCTGACTGTGCGGGTGAAGCGGCGGTTTCTATTAGTTCAGTTCTTGAGGAAATAGGGGCTAAATATGAAGTGGTTGATTTTTACTCACAATATGGGCGAAGTTATAGGGGCGACGCTCCTAACGGTGAAACCAGAATTACAATTAGAAAAGGTGCTAATGAAACTTTGAATAACAAGACTAAGAGCAAAATTGCTTCATCCCATGTTGGCCGAGAAAATGCTGATGGGTTCGCTCTAAGATGGGCTATTGATAGAACGGCGAGATTTGGTAGTGAAAATGCTAAGAGAATTGTCTTTGTTATTAGCGACGGCTCACCGGCCGGTCCAGCACCACCAAGTCATTCTTCACGCTCTCACTTAGTTAGTGTTTTGAAAGAAGCGGAAGATGAAGATGTAATAATTTTCTCTGTTGGTATTGCAGGTATGGACACTTCAAAATACTATGGAAATCACGGTCATGCTTCCGTCACAAATACGGCTAACTTGGCTGAACAAATACTAATCCCACTCAAGGCTTGTTTGAAAAAGGCATTGAGAAATAATAGGTGATAAAATGAAATACGATACAATAGCAATAAGAATGCAAACTGACGAAGGACTACCAATAGACATTCCTAACATACAGGAATTGGCTCTGTTGATAGCGACAGAGGTTCACAACCTAATGGGTGAAACTGGCGTTAAGGGTGGCTTAGAAATACTCTATGGGGGCGTTGAATCTGACACTTGGAATCAAGCCATGAAGGAGGTTGAAGCATGAGTGAATTTGACTTTGATGGTGTTGAAGAACTTTTGACTTTGGCTGATGTTAAGCCTAACATTGTATCATGGGCGACCCATGAAAATAACCTTTCAGCCGATGATATAGGCAACCATATAATGCAATGTATTACTGATGAATCATTCATTACCAAGAAATGGAATTTGACAGTAAATGATGATGAATTAACCTTCTTTGATGATAGATGCATACCACTTGGATATATTTACACCAATGAAGGACTCGATGGGGATTGTATTGATAACATAGGAAGAAAGGAATATGTGATTATATATGACCCAAGATACAGAGATGATGACGAAAAAACTCTAAACTTTGTCTTAAGAGAAACTTCAACAAATAAAGGTTTGTTAATGAAGTCATCATCTGTGTCAGTTGCTTATCCTCATGCCGTCAATAACAAAATGACTTATGGTATATGGGTTGCAGAGTGTATGGACCGTTTAGAGGGATATACAAGGTATCATAAGTCTATGAAAAACGCACATAGATATGTTTCTAAAATGGCTACTATGGCGTTTGCAGGTTCTAAGGGTGGAAAAGATGGATTTAAAAATGTAGGTTTCAGTGTTGATGTATATTGTGATAGCATGAATATCATGTGTGAAAAGGTCAAAGATATATTGAACAAAGGATGCTTCGTAATGAGCGCAATAGACATATCAATAACATCTGGAGCAACAACAACATGGGATGATAACGCATTTACTAATAGATTTTTTACTCATGCAAGAACCGCCCATGATGATGCAAAACATGCCCCAAGCGATACGCAGGTGGGCGGGGAGTCTATAAAGGTTTCTAAACCTATACCTGCAATTCATCTCGATAAAAGGTTGCCTATAAAACTCAAAATAAAGGCGGATAGTGATTTTTACATAAACCAGTTCCGTTGTATTGAATGCGGGCAAAGGGTTATAGTCTCGCTCTCTAAGGAAGATATGCCGCCACCTACTCTCAAGTTAAAGTGTCCTGATTGTAAGAAAAAGGGCATAATTGTTGAATAGGCAGAAAGAACTATATACTGACAACATGTGGGCGTAAATAGGAGTGATAATATGAAGATACCAAAAAGCATAAGACAAGCGATTAAAGCAAAACTGGCTACTGAAAAAAGACCGATGGGTAGTGGTGTATTGGCTGAATACTGCAATAATACTCAGAAATCCCACCGCACACCCAAACAGATGAGTTTCATTCTAAAGCAAATGGCACGGGAGGGTGTTATTAACACCATCGAAGTTTCTAAAAACGGAGTGAACCATCATGGTAATAGGAGAGTCCGTTGTGAATACATTTTAGCAGGTGGAATTGATGACGAGATGGCTGACTAACAAACAGATACCATCAACCGTTCTTGTTCCAAATAATGATTTTGGAAAAGGCTACGAAACTAAAGTTAGTGGAGTAGGCACTGTAAAAGAATGCCCTAACTGTAAACGAGATGGTCCAATAGACGCTCTTTGGTTAGGCTCTGGAGATAAATACCCAAATATAGCAATTATATGTGGCAAACCATGTGGTATTTTTTGGGGCTTGGCGAGCCTACCACCTGACGATTTGGTTGAAATAGTGGAAGAATAGACACAACGCTTATATAGGGGCGACTCCTACGATTAAACATGCCCGAACCGGAAACCTACGATGAAACAGAATATAATGGATTTAAATTGCACCTATGCAATTGTGACGACGATGAATGCACTTTCTTTTCGTGCAACATCACAGGTGAACCATCTAAGTGTGAATGCGTCGGATGCGACGGCAAAATCATGTTTAATAAATACGAAGGCGTGACAGGTCTTTACAAATGCTACGGTTGCCCTTTCACTTATCAAGGTTAGAAATTAAAACCACCACAACGGTTCTAAACCCTAACGCCCCAAGCGGGGTTATGGGCGAACCTGCTAACGCCAGTCGGCTCAATGCGGAACAGGCGAAAGCCGTTGCACTTTACCCCGATAGATGGTCGCAATACTTCCGCACCATTGACGGCAAACCGTTCATGCTTGATGAGCGGCCATATCTTATTGAGATTTATAGGCACTTCGGGGCTATGGAAAAGTCTGACACTACCAAAATGATAATGCTAAAATGCAGTAGGAAGGTTGAGAAAACTGAAACGATATGCAACCTATTACTTTACGCTTTGTTGAATATACCTTATTTTAATGCGGTCTATACTGCACCAAGACAACCTCAAGTGACAAGGTTTGTTGAAGAGAGGTTCAATGGTGCTATGATGAGCAGTATTAACGGGGGTTGTTTATTGAAATCAAGATTGAAGTCAAGCGTCAGCCACCAAACATTTGATGTTGGGGCATTATCTTTGAATCACTTATACGCTTATTCTAACTGGGGTGATGCTCATGCTCTGTTAGGTATTGAAGCCGATTTATGTTGTATTGATGAATACCAAGACTCCGACTCCGATGTGTTGCCTATGTTAGTTGAGATGTTGGCTCAATCGGAATACAAATGGGTAGTTGTGTCTGGAACTGCCCGTGAACAAGGCTCGGAATTTTGGAAAATGTGGGAGAAATCAACACAAGGCGAATGGGATGAAGAAGCCCAAAGATGGGTTCACACAGAGAGTAAGGCTAACATTATCGGTTATCATATATCACAACCTATGCACCCCGATATTAGCAAAGCCGACATATTACAAAAGAAAGAAACATACACACCAAGACGATATGCAAATGAGGTAATGGGTGAATTTTGGGCTGGAACTTCTAAACCTCTAACATTTGATGAAGTGCTACCATGTCTTGATAGAAAACGAGGAATAATTAGAGCGGTTTCTCCACCACAGGAGACTTACATGGGGATTGACTGGGGGGCTACAACAACAGTGGTTATTATGACCGATAAGGGGGATATAATAAATGCACTTGAACTGGATGCAAGAGAATCAGGCGAGGGTGATGAAGTTCTTCAATTAAAGAAACTCATTACAGATTATAACTGTGTTCAAGTTGTTGCTGATATTGGTTATGGTGCAAGGCAGGTCAAGGAACTTCAAGAGGAATTTGGAGAAAGGGTTAGGTCTTGTTATTATTCATCAAGGCCAATGACACCATACGAATACAAGCGCAGGGATAACAACAGGAATCTAATCTATATGTGCGTAGTTGATAGAACCACTTATGTTGAAGAAACATTAGAACAAATTAAGCGTGGTGAAATATCACTACCCTATGAAGATGAGTCGCTTGACTGGGTGATTCATCAATGGTGTTCATTGACTTCGACGGCTGAAAAGGATGAGAAAAATACCAAACCAGTTAGAGGACAAACTCTAACGAAGTATGGTCGAGACAGTGATGACCACGCATTCCACGCTTTACTGTATGCAAGACTGGCAAGACAAGTTTACGATGGTGGCGGAGTTATGGAAATGAGGACTTTTGGTGCTTAGTCTTGAAGCGGGATATGTATTTGGAAGGTTAATACCTGCTATTTTTATTATCGTTTTGTGGGTCATGGTTCTGACCCCTACTATAATGTCTATAACCCGAAATATCCTATCCGTTTTAAACCATGTATTTACTTCAATTTATCATGCCATCAGACGGTGTGTTGTTAGAAATGATGAAACAGGTTCACACCGATGTAGTTCAAATCCGAGACAATCACTTGGCACACATAGCGGAGGACTTAACGGAGATGAAGGTCGAACAGGCGGAGATGAAGAAGGACATAGCAATAGTAATGGACTTCAAAGCCGAAGTGGAAGGAAGTCTAAGAGTCATCGTAAAGAAAGTTATCGGCGTTGGTATTGGAATAGTCGTCGCAGTTCTCGGATTACCCGTAGTTATGTAAAAGGAAATGATAATATGAGCAATAATAAAGCAAGTCAAAATGATAGGTTAGTGTGGGTTATTGGTGTTCCATCAATACTGGCATTTGTTGGGTTCGCATGTCTGATTATTTGGAGAGGATTAAATGACCCCTCACTATTAGATAGACTTGAAGAGTATGGTATCTTATTAGGTTTCATAAGTGGTCCGGCTTTAATGTTCATGAATAGTATTCTTGAACTTTGGAAAACGGAGCAAAAGAATGAAGTTGATTCTATCCCTGCTGAAACCGAAGCAAGACTGGCAAGAGCAAAGGCTCAACATGAGCATGAAATGGATTTAGCAAAGGCTCAACATGAACATGAGATGAAAGTTGAGATGGAAGAATTGAAGCAAAAAACGAGCAAATAGGCCGATAAGGTTTAGAACCAAAGGCATGTAGTATAGTTCATGGCGGAGAGGCGTAGGCGTTTTCTTGATAGATTCAAGAGAAATAAAATCGAACCAACGGTCATTAACATGGAAAATAAAGATGAGATGGATTACAAACATTTGGCATCTTTAACAAAAATTGGTATGCAAACCTCCGCTCACAGTTATGCTACAAGTGGTGCTACACCCAATATAGATTATACATTAATTAAACAAATAAGTTTACAAAATGAGGTAGTAAATGCTATTCTAAGGAGAACTGTTGATGATTGTTTAGGAAATGGCTATCGTTTTGATTTACAAGAAGGTATTGAACAAGGAAATTCTGTTGAATTAAATACACTTAGAGAGTTTTTCAAAACACCAAACCCTGACGACAACGGCGACGAATGGCTTGAATCATTAATCTTTGACTTGGCATTATTTGGAGATGCATATTTAGAATTAGATGGAACTAAAGATAAGTCAAGTAAGAATGGGGAGGACTGGAACTTCGGAGGAAATCTTGTCTCGATTTGGAATATACCTGCTGAAACAATGAAGATTATTCCCGCCAATAGGACACCTGCACCACCTGCTATGGCGTTCATACAAACCATAGAGCGAAAAACCCGTAGGTTCACATCGAGTAAAGTTATTCATATATCAAAATACAAAGCAGGTAGGGGATATGGTTCTTCACCACTTGTTCCATTGATGAATACAATAGCAGGTCATCTAAACCTATCCAATTACATAAACGAATCATTCACTGGAACATTACCAAAGACTATACTTAATGTTGGAGATGTTTCTAATGCTGAAATGAAATCCATGCTTGCCATGCTTGAGCAACAATTAAGCGGGGGTAAATCCCCTTTTGGTCTTGTAGCAGTAAATGGTGGAACTGGGTTTCAAACTGTTAGATTATTGGACTCGATAAAAGATGGTCAGCATTTAGATTTACTTTATTATTACAGAGAAGAGATATGTGCAGTATTCGGAATACCACCAATGAAACTGGGTTGGGTTCAAACAGGTAAAATGTCAAATCCTGAAACACAATTAGATTCATGGTATGATGTTGTTGAAGCATATCAATATAGAGTTGAGTGTATGGTCAATCACAAGATACTTCCACTTTTGGGTATTAAAGATTATAGGTTTGCTTTCAATTCGATTAGACCATCTAAGCAAAAAATAATGGCGGAAGTGGTAAGAGCGCAGGGTCAGGCGATTGCTTCTTTAAGACAAGAAGGGGTAATTAGTATAAACGAATCAAGACGAATGCTTGGTCTTGAGTCATTAGACTTCAATGAAGCCGATGACCCGTTCTTCCTATCACCTAAATTAACAATCAACCAATCACAAGAGGAAGAGGAAGTCCAAGAGGAAGAGGAAGATAACACAGAGGAATGAGTATGTCAAACATCTCTGTTAATCATGCAGTATTTTCAAGAATAGGACTTAAATTCCAAATGTTGGCGGCCACTTTGCCCGAATCGTATAACAAGGAATTATCTAAGAGGATTGCTAATTTTATTCTAAGAAAGGCGAAACAATTAGTTCCAGTTGATACAGGGAAATTGAAGGCTTCGGGTAGGGCAGTTAAAACACCATCAAGAAAAGGCTACACCGTCAGATTTGGAAATTCAAGGGTTGGCTATGCGTCAGTAGTGGAGTTTGGAAGAATATCTTATGCTCCAATGCCACCAAAACCATATCTTAGACCCGCAGTTAGAATGGCTAAAGAAAAAATGAAATCAGTTCCACAGGAAGTATTCAATGAGAAATTTAGACAAATTTTCCCATTGAGAATGCGATAGGCGAAACTATTATATAGGGTTATCTCTTCCGATGTAATATGGCGAGAGATAAATTAAGCAAATTCCCAAACTGGATTAACCACCGTGCGTATTTACTCGCTAAAGAAGCATTGGCAAATCCTGAACTACGATGGGCTTCTATCGAGTGTCTTGATGCGATTTTAGCAAATAAACCAAGAGCGGTAGGTAATTCGGCCACACCCCAAAATAAATACTTGGGGAGAATGAGCGTGCCAAATTTTCTCAAGCGTTGGGGATGGAGTTGTATAAGACAACCCAGTAAAAAACACTCATCTTGGGTGTTTGACTATGATAATGAATGGTTGGAAGCCAAGTATTTGAAAGTTCTCAACCAAACTCCAGAAGAATATATTGTAAAGGAAGTGTATTAAACCCTTTATCGTAGTCAATAGGTCATGGTTGATTTTAACAATGCAGTTTTCCTTGATGATAACAATTTGTTCGATGCAATTAAAGGCAAACAGGAAGAAGCGGTTTTTGAATACCGAATGATAGTTCCTTTCAAAATTGATAAGTCCTTTGATGGTGACGAATATCAAAAAGCCGACAATGATGTAGTAGTCTATGGTCCGGTTTATGTCGGAGATGAAGCAATGCTTGACCGACACAAAGAAATGGTCGAACCAAAAGCAATTTTAGATTCATGGAACTCTTATGCAAAAAACCCAGTTATTCTATACAACCATAGAAAAGACTACGGGGTAATTGGAGTTATGGAAGATGTTGAAATGGGAGTCTATGAAGATGATGACAGGAAAATTAAAACAGTCATGGGTCGAGCAAGAATAGACGGTGGAGAACAAGACATTGTTAGAAAGATACGAAAAGGAATGCTTAGGTCTTTCTCTATTGGTTTCATAGCAAAAGCGGCAGTAAAGGAATGTCCTAATGACAAAGATGATGATGCTTGTTATGTTCGATTCACTGATATTGAATGGATAGAAACAAGCGTTGTTGATATTCCCGCTTCACCCAATGCCCTTTTTGATGTGGAGAAATCTTTGGTTTCTTACACAGGTGCAAATTCCCACAGTGATTGTTCTTGTAAAGGAGAACAAAAACACATTTTGGCAATTGAAGAAACGGAAGATGCATATATTGTTGAGTTTGAGAAAACCGAAGAAATGCCAGTTCCAGAAGACGGAATGGAAGAACTGCGCCAAGAAATTGAATCATTAAAAGAATTACTTAAAGGAGTTATCGAGTCCGATACAGTTAATACCCATATAGGGAAGGAAAGTGACATGTCTGATGAGAAGAACTCCGATGATATTATCGAAGATGTTGAAATCAAAGCCGAAGATGTTGTTGTTCCTACCGAAGAACCTACTACCCTAAAGACCGAAGAGGTTCTTGAGGAAGAAGTGGTCGAGGAAGCAACCGAAGAACTTGTTGAAGAAGCAACCGAAGAGGTTGAAGAGGAAGTTGTTGAGGAAGAAGAAGTTGTTGAGGAAGAAGCAACCGAGGAAGAAGCAACCGAGGAAGAGGAAGTTCTTGAGGAAGCAACCGAAGAAGAAGAAGTCGAGGAAGAAGTTCTTGAGGAAGAACTTGTCGAGGAAGAAGAAGTTGTTGAAGAGGAAGTTGTTGAAGAAAAAACAATGTCCGATGAATCGGTATTAGAAGAAGTTGTGAAAACTATTCTAAGTATGCAAAATTCAATCAACGCCCTGACTGAAAAACTCGATGAAACAGAATCACTAAAAACTACACTTACTGAAAAAGAAGAAATTATTACTTCTTTAAATGAAAAGATGGAAATTGCTGAAACCGAAGCGAAAATTGAAGCGGAAGTTAGCAAGAGACTAACAGAAAAAATGGCGGAAGTGGGATTTGATATACCCGCTCCTAAAGCCGACAGAAAAAGCCTATCGGCTGACATAACTCCTACTGAAAAGAACTCTGGCGTGACCAAGTTTGACCCACAACCAAATGTAAGCAAAGGTATGGTCGGACTCGGCTCTTGGCTATCCGAGAGGATTGAGAGCAGAGGACTCTGAAAGTAGGATATACTTAATAACCAAATAGAGAAAGGGATATAATATGACAAGCGAAGAAATGAACTTTAATGAGATGACTGAAAAAGTAAAAGCGGCGTTAGCGGGTGCGGCAGCAACCACAGGTGCAACAATGCTTCCTACTGAAACTGCGGAAGAGATAATCGGAATAGTATATGAGAGGAACTTCATGAGAAGTCTTTTCCCTGCTATGCCAATGTCAAGAAGAATCATGAAGATTCCAAAATTGACAGGTAGTGTATCATTCCACCAACAAACTTTGACAATGGCCGAAGCCGGAACTGCCGCAGGGGAGAGCCGAAACGCTACTGACGAAGTTGAGTTGGAACTTAAGACAATGATTGCTAACATACCAATCGGTAATTATCTGATTGCATACGGTGTCGAAGGATTGCTTGCAGTTCTAAGAGATGACATTGCTTCACAATTGGCTACTAACGAACAATCTTTGTTTATTAACGGCGACACTACTGTTTCATCTTCATACCAAGACAACATTAACGGTGAATATCAAGCAACAGGCGCACAGTTGAACCTAACTGGTGTTAGCGGAACTGTAAATGATTACCTTCTATTGTTTGATGGTCTAAGAACTGCTTGTATCGGTGCAGGTGCTACTGCCGGAACAAGGCTCGGAGTCACAGTGGATGCAACCGTATCAAATGCAGGTTCAGCCTTTACACTTGCTCACATGAGAAGTGCTATCGCTAAACTCGGTGTTTATTCTGACAACAGAGATGAATTGGCTATGATTGTTCCAAGAAATCTTGAAGTTCAATTACTTGGTCTAACTGAATTACAAACTGTTGATAAATACGGTGCAGGTGCTACTATCCTCTCCGGTGAACTTGGTCGAATCTATGGTGTCAGAGTTTTTGCTACTGGCGTTATTCCAACCAACATGAACCACACAGGTAAATTTGCTCTAACAACCGTTTCTAACTCTGTAAGAAACTGCACTATTGCTCTTTTATGCAATATCCGCTCTCCACTAATCGGAAACCCAACAGTCTCCGAGCGAAGATTTAGCATTGGCTTCCATGACGAACCAACAAAAGACAGATTCGTGCTTATTCCTAAGCAAGATGTTGCCTTCGCAGTTCGCTATGATGAAGCAATATGCACCATACACGGTCTAAGCACTCTTTGAGGCTGATTAATAACCTTTTAACAAAGGCGATAGCGTAAGCCATAGCCCCTAAAAGCGGGGGCAAAGGCTCAACCGTTAAAGCCCATCTTGACAAGGGATATGTTATGAGCGCAATTGATTACTGCACAGTGGCCGAAGTTAGAACATATTCGGGTCTAATTGATGGTAATAACATCGGACCAACCGATGCTGAATTGGCTACAATGATAACCAATGCATCCAGACTTGTTGATATGTATGCAGGTCGGCAATTAGCCGGAACTATTTCACATATCGAATATCATGATAGCACATATAGAATGACTCATATTGCTTTGAAAAATAAGCCGATTGCATCAATAACTTCTGTTGAAGAAACTAAATCGGATGGTTCGACTACTGTTCTTGAAGAAGGAAGAAAAAGAGATGGCACAGATGACTGGTGGTTGGATGATTCCCAAGCAGGGATTATTAGGTTTCATAACCGTGTAGGTTTGGATGCAATTAACTTATTCAAAATAAGTTATACATCAGGAATTGCATCAGCCCCAATAGAGGCTAAGATGGCGACGATTTTATTAGTTATCCGCCAAGCGGCGAGAGCAAGCCTAAATGATGAGAATAGTGCTGAAAGAATAAAGCAATTTTGGCGACCATTACTTGACTCAACGGAGAAAGAATACAAAGAATACTTGGAAAAGGTCAAGTCTAATTCTTTTATGGCCGTATCAGTCTTTGGCAATGGTGGTGCATGATGTGCCAGTCACTAACAATGAACCGACTCTTTCTCCAAAGGCGTTTGTTAAAACAATCTTAGATACGACGCTTGCATCCAAATTAACTGCGGCCGGACTACCTGCTATCACCATAAAAACTGATAGTTGGTTCTCAATGAAAAACCAAAAAGTGCCACAGATTGTTTTAACTAATCTTTACGAAGATACACAAAGCGTCACAATGAACCCAAGTGCAACATACACCGACACTACAAGCAATGCATATATCTTAGTTCATATTCTTGCCCCTGATGACGATACAATGTGGAGGTTATTGAAAGTAATAAGGGGAGAACTGCTTGTCAATGCAAACAATGGAACGGATAATCCAGAATGGGGCAGTTATGGATATAAATTCATTAAAATATCAAGTATTCAAAATACTACTGAACCAATCGGCGTGCAAGATAAAGAGGGTTTTTTTGGTGAAGGCTTCAAAGGGAATACAATCGGTGGCTCTCGCATTGACATTGAATTAACTATTCAATGGGATAATGCTTGATATGAACCGATTTGCTTAATAACTAAACATGGGTTTGGAACATACATGGCTAAGAAAACAGAGAAGGCTGAAAAGAAGGCCGACGCTAAAGTTGTCGAAGAAAAAGTTGAAGAAAAAGTTGTCGAAGCACCAAAGGCTAAGAAAACAGAGGCTAAAACCCCTTTGAATCCTTGCCCTTCGCCTCTTGATTATGGAACTCCTACCGAAGAATACATCAAACTGGCTTTTGGATTTTACAAGTGCCGTGAACCAACAGATGAGGAAATTAAACACTTCCAACAAAAGTTAAACTCCGAAGGCCAACCAAGACTCATAATGACGAAACTTGCTGATGCTTGAGGCGGGCTTTAATGCCCTTTAAAGACCCTGACAAGCGCAGGGAATATCAGCGCAATTATCATAAAAAATGGTATCAAAGTAATGCTGATAAAAGGCGAGCGCAGGTTAGACTTAGAAGAAAGCAAGTTAGAGAAAAACTCCAGATGATAAAGGCGCAGGGTCAATGCGTCGAGTGTGGGTTATCGGGCGACATAGCAACATGGGCGTTAGATTATCACCACATCAACCACAAGGATAAACTTGCATCAATATCATTCCTTGTTGGCAACGGCTACTCATGGAAGAAAATAGAGAAAGAGATTGCTAAATGTGAACTAATATGTTCTAATTGTCATCGTATAAGACATTACAAAGAACATAAGGCGGGTATAAAAAACAATGAGAAGGTCGAAGGTAGGGTTGATGCAACCCGCCGTGAAAGAAAGAAAAGAAAACGGCATCAGCGCAAACAATACATGGATGCTAAACTAAGAGAACTGAAAGAGGAAGAGTAATGAAGTGCATTCGCCCTTTGGTTCACAATCCGCAGTTTGAAGGCAAACTCAAATGCAAGGCATGTATGCGTGAAGCACTTGAAGAATATCGTCAGGGGTTAATCACTTCTAATGAACATTATAGACGATAGGTTTATATAGGCGTGACCCGTAGGATGGTTTGAGAGGACAGGATTACTCGCCACCAAACGAGCAATACCTTATGCAAAAGAGCCGTTAGAATCGGCCTACGAATCTCTTACCCCTAATATAGGTGGGTTATACAAGACCCTCTCATGAGTATGAGAGCGGGTAGTGTGAAACATGCCGAGTATGAGATAATAGAACACATAACACAGAACATAGATTTGAGCGCACTTTATGCTCAAATGGTAGTTGATGTGCATTCTAAGAAGCGGTTTGATACTGCGGCTGAAAACTTAGTAAAGCACCTTGACAAAATGGCCTCAACAAGGCGTAAGAACCTACCCAAGAGTCACCCTGACAAGGAGGTTTGAGTATGCCTTGTCCTAACTGTGGAGGGGCTTTGAGAATGGTCAATCCGAGTGTTTCATCATCAAAGGATAGAGAATATAATTATGATTCAGCAGTATGTGTTGGTAAGGTCAAGAAACAAGGATATAGACGCATGAAGGTGCAAGACGGGGAGGAATACCCAGTTAGCAAGTATTGTATTGTGTATCATAAGGATGGGAAGCCCTGTGGTTGGAGTTTTGGTCACAGAAAGAGAATCGAAAGTCCATTGAAAATAAGCGAGGACATTTCCTTAACCGCCACCGGAGGTAGCACACCTACCCCATTAAAGAAAAGCCTCACATTATCAAATTACAGAGTTAGTTAATATCCGTATCGCATAACCATCATCTATGGGGCGAAGGAATTTGAAGGCTTTAACCGCTTATGACACGCTTTCAAATACCCCTCAACCGTCACGGATAACTGACCCGTTCAATAATTTATCACTTGAATGGTGGACAACGGGCAATGATTTTTTTACACCAATTGATAGTAGTTCTTTAGTGCCAGTTGATGTGGCGGCCGGATATTTGGGTGGTTTTTCTTTTTGGATTAAAATAACTGATGATGTGGTAAATTATGCAGGGTCAGGAGGCCAAGTAGGGATAATGTGCGTTAATGGTCACGCATCGGTATTAAATGCAAGACTCAATGTTAATCTAATTGATGTGGCGGGTGTGACACATGCTCAATTACAGGTATTGACTGGCACATTTCCAAGTATTACTCTATCATCTTTTACAACCATACCATCATTGTTATTGAATAGATGGCATAACATAACGGTCAAGTATGATGTGATTTCAGGTGTTGAAAAGGTAAGCATATGGCTTGATAATCAAAACCCGTCAAACGCATGGTTCGCACCTGCTGACACTTTATACTCATCGGGTTCTCACTATTGGATAGGTGTCACCGCACCATCAACCCTTAATCCTTCATTGGCTTCATATTTGGGATTTGCTAAACTTAATCATTTTGTTTTTTGTAGGAACGCAACCATTGACCCTGCCCTTTGGTTCAACAATGGCTTGCCATTTATACCAGACTCTCAAGTTATCGGTCTTGATGCAATACACACCGTAAGGTCGTCAGTTGGGGCTATTACAAATAATAGGATAGGGTGTATGTTGAGACTTGGGGGGAATCCTAACATCATAGATTTTGTAAGCGCACCAAATATATTTGCCAAAATATCAATTGATGAGATTTATGGAGGCACTTTACTCAATAATTTAAATCAATATACAAGAACGGTCAAACAAGCCTACACATGGGATGATACAACAGATGCAATACACGGACAGAGAGCATTTTCAGTGGCTACGCCCAATGGTATGTTTATGCGACCTGCTTATTTGGCAGGTTCAAATTTACAACCAAGCGTTGGTATCAAAACAACCGCAAACTCAATTATAGGTAATTTAGAAAAGCAAATAACATCATGGGCTGATAATGTGCCAATGATGATTAGTTATGTCAATGACTGGCCTAATGCCCCGTCTGTATTCGGTGGAGAAGGGTCTTTGTATCAAAAAGCACATAATAACACATATCCATCTAAGACGCTTGGAACTATCACGGTCAATAATTACAAGGCGGTAGCACCAACAAAACGATTTTTCAACCTATCTTTTGGTTAAATAGGCGATATAATTATATAGTAGTGGCCTAATCGCTAATCATGAACGGAACAAGACCAAGCCATAAAGCCCGAATTGCAGGGTTTCACGCATACATAAACACAATGACAACACCTTACGGCAACAGATGGCACGCTAAAACAAATGCCATTAACGCTATGATTTCATGCGGAACAAGTGCAACCAAAGCCAATAATTATGTTGTAGCAAACACATCAATGTGGAATGGGCATGTTGCAGTTGCACTAAGAAATATGTCATGGGGATATTAAATAGGCGGTATCTTTATATAGGACAGTCCTAATGGCTAACCATGAGCAGAACAACCCCGACCCAAAGCCAATTGATAGAAAAGTCCAGTAAAACATTAACTGAAAAAGAAAAGATAGCAAGATTGATTCTTGCACATCAAATGTGGGCTGAAAATTTTTCATGTAGCGTCGGAGCGGCCGGATGGAAGTCAGAAGATAATCCACATGGCGAGTGTCCAATTAAAGGGGCATCATTGAGTAAAGAGTTATACACATTGATAGGAGAATACGAAGCAAAGTTTGGTGCATGGAGTGAAGAACTTTTGACTAAGGCTTTTACGAAACTTGACCAACAAAAAGAGTTTGTTGCTATGGTTAGAGAAGGTTTAGAGCCATAAATAACTGTTATATAGGTGGCTGAATTAGTCGCCAATATGACAGATGCTATACCATCAATGAGGGTTTTGTTAGCAACAGAATCACCTTTATTAACAACCTCTCCGGCTTTACAAACAAGAAGGTTAGCCCGCCATCTATGCTCTAAAGGTTATGAAGTTTTCATAATGGCCTTTAATCATCAAGGAGAGGACTTCTTTCACCCCGAAGGGTGGATAATGACCGCAGGTGGCTCTAACTTCGGTGCAACGCCGTTAAACGGGGTAAAAGGGGTTAATGTCATTGATAGGGAATTGAATAGGATTCAACCAGATGTTGTTTATACTGATTTGCCGATTTGGGCTTTGACACCGTTGGTTCAATCATGCAACCAGTTCAAACTACCATTAGTTTCTTACATATCACATAGAGGACTTCCAATATCAAGAAAATGGGTTGAACTACTATCTATGATACATACACCAGTTTTTCAAACTAAGTCGGCTTACACAGGTTTTATGGATTTGGTATGGAAGTATAACTCCAAAGGAACGGGGGTCATACAGGAAGAAAGAACACCATTTTTAGATAGATTCGCTATTGAGGGTGAATCAGTTCAGGTAATTCCATTTACACCCGATACACGCTTTGGTAAAATGAAGAAAACTGACATACAGGAAGTCAAAGATGCAATGGGATTACCAGATTGGAAATTTACTTTCTTGAGCATTGGAAGAAATTTGAATCACAGACAATACCCACGATTATTAGAAGCGTTTAGAAAATTGGTCTATGAAGAAGGAGGAAAAGAATACGGACTCATAATTCATTCGGGCAACCCACAAGACACCGATGGTAGGGGATTTAACCTCATATCATTGGTTGAGCAAATGGGATTATCAAGAAATGTCGCTTTTTCTGACCAATCGTGCAACATGATGGAAGGGTTATCGGTTATTGATGTTAATAAGTTATACAATATCGCTGATGCTTTTGTCACCGCCAGTAGTGCTTTTAGTAAAGAAAATGTATTATTAGAAGCATTGGCATGTGGTCTTCCAGTTATTGCACCAAATGCCAACATATCAACCAAGCATGAAGAAATAAGATTAGTTCCACTTGCTACACAGGTTTTAGGAAGAGATGAGATTCTTTACGGCATGGTTGATGAATACTCATTGAAAGATACTATGTTAAATGTTGCCGAGACAAGTAAGAAACATAAAGGAACAAAAACGAAAGGTGATGAGATGTGTGAAAGTTTAGAAGAAGCATTGGTGACGGCATCAACCAAACCTCATCCCAATGGTAATAATGCGGGGATTCAACAATGACGAGAAAAAGATTCAAACCAAAGGGTGAAAAGAAGCCCAAGAAAGTTAAACAAGACCGTTCTCACTACGCTAAGTTAGACCATGAGTATGACCCTTTGACAGGAGAACTAAAGGAAGATGAAATGGATTTATCAGGAAAAGTTTGTATTCATAGGTGTGAATACCACGATGAGCCTTGTTGTGTCGTTATGGAATACAAAGATGAGAGGGTTCAAAATATGGTCAAACGCTTACAATCTATAAGAGGAATACCGCCACATAACGAAGATTCAATTCATTATTGTGAATTGTGTCAAAAAGCATTGAGGGAAAATGGAAATCCTTCAACATATTATAGAAAAGCCGATACTGGAATTATCTATCAAGATAAACCAAGAAGGAAATCATATAAATTATGGCGAAAAAACAAAGAAAAAGAAATGACCGAATAGGTTTAGAACCACTAATGGCTACCGATGAACAATGGCCGTGACAAATGTTGATTTAACACCGCCAGTCGGAACACGGTCAGGTCTTCCCTTAACATTTGTTTGGGCTGATGATGACTCGCTTACAAATGACGGTTATCCCAGTGCAAGCAAAACTGGCAACCCTATGAAAGAGAATAACGAACAATGGAAGCCTGACCATTTAGCAAATGCCGTTGATAAACCAAAAGCCGTGACAAGATGGGGAAATCAAACTCCCACTACAATTGATGGTTATGCACTATCATATTCATGGATAGGGATTGATGGTTCAGCAAGTGAAATAAACACATGGGCTTTGGGTCAAACAGTCAATACAAGTTCTCCAATGTTGAATTTTGGAACAGGTGATTTGGAATATGCTCAAATGATGCTACACACGGTCAATGGTAGGTTTGCCTTACATAGAACTCAACCAATTGGAACTGTTCTTACTAATACAAAGGCGGGGCGATACAACACAGACAAAGGCGACCAATATACAACAGGTCTTGGTGGTAGGGGGCGACCTGCTAATCACACTTGGCATAGATTCAGCACGATTACAAATAACGAACAAGTGTTGCAGGGTGGGAATGATACGATATTGCCCGCACATGATGTATATGCAGGGCGATATACTGCTTCACAAGATGGTCCACTTCATGTTGGTTCAGGAGTGGTTCATAAAACTAAAATGTGCCTACCAAGCAATGGTATGGGGGCTACATATGGTGATAATCATAATATGAAATACGCCATATCTTTGAACTCTGCACCAGTGATAAATGCTTCTGATTTTTTAGGAACTCCAATGTTAGGTGCAAGAGATGATTCATTCACAATGAGCCAACATTGGTCACTGAACTTACAATCCTATCAACCTATTAGGCAACATACCGATGCTACGCTTGTTCCTTACAAAACAATATCACAACCTGACGGGCTTGGTGGAAACGCCGTTCATTCGGCTGACCCAATTCCCGATATGCCTTTTAACGAAACAATACAATACATTGGAACTAATGATTTTGTTAGTTCAAATGGAAATCCAGTATTAAGTTCAAGTGAAAGAAGGTGGCGACCTCTCGGAAGACCAGATTTGGGAAATATCGGACTTACTGATGCGTGCGGATTAGTGGGTTATGAAGGAATTTTTACTGCTACTGCTTTTATGTCGGTGTCGGAAGATGGCAACCCTGACAATGTAAATAATACATGGTCGGGGGTTGATGAAGGCACATTTGCAGGTATTAACATACAAGTTCACAGTGGCTTGGCTATTAGAAGAAATGGACTTGCATATCATAATCGAACTGATGCTGACCGCATTTATCGCTATGGAACTGACGGAGAATATATTCAGCCAATAAGTGAGGTAATGATGACAACAGGCAACAGAGATGTTCTTCAAAGTGCAACACATTACAACATGGAAGATGCAAGAAATGACAATGCAAGCAAATTTAGAATTGGAAGATGCACTCGACACATATCAGGTTCAACCGTTCCATTTTTGGGTGATGACATACTTATTCCTACAAATACGGGTGAAGATACAGTATTGCCCGTTGGCTATATTTTAGGAGATAATAATTCTTTAAGTGGTGGAAATTATCAAAAAACAACAAGTGCAAGTCAGGATTTTATGAAAAATATGATACCGACTAAAATACAAGTGATACCGGCTATGGTAAATCATAAGCAGGTTGATGTTGAGGCAGGTGGTAGTCATCCATCCACTACTACTTTTAAATTCAACAAACCAAATGTGGATTACCATGTGTTAGTCAGCCTAACCCCAAGAGCAAGATTGTCTATTGAAGGTCATAACAATAACGAAAGAATAGGAACACCAACCCAAAGAAATAATCCAGAGGCACGAATTAATGTTGATTTGAATTTGAAAGATGAAGGTTGTTATCTTTACCATGCAATTTTTAGAATTAATCCAGACTTAGAAAGAATATATGTGGATGCTACCGAATCAGCAAAACTTTGTTCTCCACTTGATGTTGAATGTCCTAAAAGTGTTATGCCGAGAAATTGGAATTTAATTCAATTAACACCGTTCAAGCCATTGGCTTCATCCGGCTTTGCTGAAATACCTTTGTTATCGGGGGCAATAGAGGCAGGTGGCTTTTACCAACAAGGAGGAATTAGCCACCATTGGTCGGCTGATGTTTTCAATGATGAGTTATTTGTCGCCACTGATGTTATAGAAATGGCTCATTTAAACCCGACAGTTTGGGGAATAGGACAAATGAAAGAAAGTTCCGTTAATAAAATAGAATCTCTTGAAGTTCCAGATGGACCAGAAATGTTAATTTTCAAATACACTCCTTCACTTGACCCGTTCTATACCAATAAAGAACATGACACTATTTTAGATAAATGGTATTTAGAAAAATTATTTGGTGCTGATTCAGTAAAAGGACTTCACTCTAACACAAATTATCCTATTACACAAACAGAGAGCATGAGGAATAAAGGCACTGATTGTTGGTCAGTTCATGATTGGGTATTTCCACAGATTGAAGCCATGCGCTATCTTGGAGTCGAGTTGAAAACTTTCATGATGCACCCACGACACTCATTAAATGAGTCTGAAAGTCCAATGCTTCACCCGACCTTCCATGTAGGTGATTTTCAAATAATGGAAGATGGAAGGATGAAGATATTGGCTATTCATCGTGATTACATAACAGAGAAGACCGAATATCCTTCTCCAATAATTGGCTATCCACCACAACCTGATATAGCCCAACAGGGGCGTTGTCCGGCGGGTTATTATTATCATAATGGACAATGTAAACCGATAATAGGAACAAACCCTGCTATTCCCGCCGATACCTTAACAACCCATTTTGACCCGATTCTTGGACTTGAAGACACAAGCAAAGGACCGCCACTTCCAATTTTAGATAGTGGATTACAATACTTGGGTGGATATGATAACTTCGGACCAGTTCCAACATGGACTTCTATGCTTGGTGGAACATCGGCTCGCAGTTTGGTGTTATTATTTAATAACAAAAAAGCAAGAGAAATTAAGGGTAGTAAAACATTTACTTTCACAAATGACCCCGAAGAACTAACAGAAACAACAACAACCTTAACATGGTCGCCTACACTTAGATATGAACTTGATTCAAAACCTGCCGTTTTTGACGCTACCAAAGAGAAAAGTTTGGTTTATCAAAATTGGAATAAAGATGTTGGTTGGTGGTCGGGTTCTCAATTATCATATTGGTTTCAAGAGAGCGGTCAAAAAGCAATACCAATTACTTACGGTTCTTATCCAGAGTGTCGAATGGCTTTTCCTAATTTTGCCAAATCAATACCACATTTACAATTAGAAGATTTTATGCTTTGGCGTGAAGATGATACATTGATACCTGCACTAATGACGAACTTATTCTCAAATAAACCCATACCGGCTGATTTTATGGCGTATGTTGATGCTAAATTAACAAGACCATTTAGTGGCTATCCACTCTATCAACCGACTATTAATTTTTCAATGATGAATCCGGCTAATGGAGAAACATACCAAACATGGGATATATCCAGTCAGTGGGAAAATTTACTTTTGAATTGGCATCATTTATTCCAAACACATTACAACACAACCACGATAGGGTTTGCTGATTATGGGGGAGCGGCAAACCCATATCAAGAACTCGGATGGGCGGGTTGGAGTTTTGCTACCGGATTATACGACCCTACACCATCGGATGGTTCACAGTTTTTCTCCGACCAACCCGCTTCAATTGGTATAACTCCGCCAGTGACAATAACACAGACTTTGGGGTTATGGAATAATTTTGTTGCCGATACTATAACAGACTCATTGAGTGGTAATATAAATCAATATCAAGGAGGCATGTGCGTTGTATCACATCATGGACCGCTTCATTATGGTATGATAAGTAAAGACCATCCTTACAAAATTGATAGATTATGGAAGCAAGTTAATGCAGGTGTCGGTTATGACATGCCATTGGAATTACTAATACCAGAGAAAGTAAATGTAAGGGCAAGAGCAAAGGCAAAAAATAGTTTAGACCTTGAACTGCATTTACCTTTACATAGATATAATTTAGAAAATAACCCGATGATTGGAAAAATAAAACAAATGGGCTTGAGTGGAACAAGCGTCATGTCACCATACATAGCACAACCATATCTTAGAACCAACCTTTGGAACATTGATACTTCTATGTCTCAAGGTGAAATAGAATACCATAGACTAAACGCTCAACAAAGAATAGTAGGAAAACCGATTGCCAGTGGTGGAGCGAACCTTCTTGCACCCACATTTTCAGAATTTTGGAAGGACCATCCAACAGAGAATTTTCATGCAGGTGCAATACCGATTAACACAGGAAATGATTATGATGCATTGCATGTTGCTAATGAGAAATACTCTCCGGCATTAATCGCTCAAGTGGATAGGATGAGCAAACATGATTACATTGCTACTGCTGAACAATTACAATCAACGGTTGATGTTCACCTATCTAACTCAATAAGGCCAGTTTGGGATAGTGGAGGAATTGTAAGTGCAAGGGGAAGTGGATTTGACGACACAACAATGCAACCTTATACACCAAAACAAAGGGCTTCTCAAGATGGAGGTCCGTCTGTCGGGGCGATTAATTCTCTTACTTCATCCGGTCTTACAGGTTTAGGAATGGGTCAGCGTATTTTGAGAACACCAGACGGAACACTTCACACTTTTAGTTTAGACCGTAGCGGATTAACAGGGTCGGACAATATACCAGTATGGACTCATTATTCCAAACCGGCTCATTCGGATTTATTTTGGAATAGGAAGGCAGTTAAAACTAATAATCAAGTCCACGATGGAAAAGATGAAGTCGGACCACATTTGAAGATAATAGCAGGGGCTACACCAACGGATTATAGCACTCAAGGTTCAGCATTTGTTTCTGATAGCAACGGAACAATACATGCGATTGTTGAAGTGAAACTACCATCCGGTCAGCATGTTTTGTATTACACTTATGCGTCAAAAACTTTAATCACAACCCAACCGGAGTTAGTGTATTCTTGGGATTGGTCGGTTCATACGCCAGTTTTGGTCGGTGGTTCTAACGATTGGGATTTAAGAGAACCAAGTTTAGTTTGTGACTCCAAAGACAGGTTGCACTTGGCATGTGTAGTGGTTGAAAGAAATAATGATGTTGCTATACCCGCCGGAACTCATATTTTATACACCTTAAAATTGAATACGGAGACATTATGGCCTACATTGGCGTCAGGAACGGGTTATGTTCACAATAGTAGTAGTTTTACGGTTTCAAGCACTTGGCAAATTGTATCTAACAGGCCAAGTGGTGATACAGTCACAAATACGCTTCTCATGAAGAAGGGGCATCATACATATGATAACTCTAAACCGAAGGTGTGTTTACAGGGTGATGATACACCAGTGGTATTCTTTAAAGGTGTTAGTTATAATTATGGAACTGGGTTTAACTTCGCCACCGCATGGCCACAATTTGTTAGCGATTCAGTATATGCAAATCTTGGAAAAGTGGTTAAGGGTCTAACACCATCGGGGCGATTCACATTTGATGTAGCAAATCAAACACTAATTATTGGAGCAAACATGGGATATGATGCGGTTTCATTTTATGACGCAGTAATTGACAGTGATGATATAGCATATGTTTCATCAATAATAGAAAATAACAGTGGTGATTCATTCATCACATCTTGGAGAACTAAGGAAGATTGGTCTTTAAATTATGTAGCAGGGTCGGGAATACAATTTATGGCACTGTTTAATTCGGTCAATGACTACAAGTATAACTATAAACACATGACTTCAACAATATCGGATAAAAACGAACTGCATATTGTTCTTGGTTTTACTATTCCAAATATCATGATTGGCGACCCAATCTTTGCTACTTCCGCTCATAGGGCGGGTGGCGCACCGCCTTATCAATGGGCTGGAACACCCACCAGAGCGCAATTAGAAGGTTATGAGCAACAAACACTTTCATGGCCGGATGGAGGGGCGAATAAAAATACAATGTATTCGGAGAAAAGAAGCCATTTTATGGAGGTATTCATACCATCGGGTGAAATATCTCAAACCTCTCCTATCGTAGCAAGAGATGTGAATGTCCGTTGGTTGTCTGTTCCATCAATGGTTAGTGCCGATGGTCAAAATTACTCTCCGGCTTCATCGGCTCAAACAGGTTCGGGGCATGAGGACTTCACACACACCGCACCACAGTTGCGTTATCAAAGGCATCATGGCCATAATGCGGGCGAAATAGATTTACGATGGACTACGAATGAGTTATCATGGTATTCAACACATCACTTTGGAAATAAGTTATATTATCCTTTCACCGGAGGCGGAACTATGTCAATTGGTGAGAATACCAACACAGGTGAGGGAATTGCAGGTTGGCCGTGATAGGGCTATCGTGGTCAATAACCTCCAAAAGAAACAAAGGTATCAAATCAAAACCTTCGACAGTTTATAAAGAATTGAATATATTAACAATATCTTTATATAGTAGTGGCTGATAGGACTATTTGTGTCGGGCGACCAACCTGACGCCGAAGAAGATAGAGTTCCCCGTAGGTAGGAGAAATCCCTACTTGGCCGCAAGGCGGGTTGCCAGACGCACCGGCGTGGTGTTGTTGGAGTGAAGAGAACTATGGCGTAGGTGAAATGGTTGGTAGCCAATTCCCTCACTCGGCGCATGGCAGTTAGTAAGCCCATGTTGTCGGAAGCCCGACTTGTTAAAGGATAGCACCGAAGGGTGGCAGGGTCGGATGATTGCGCCTATCAGTATTAAACCCCGCAGGGTGAACCCGACTGAAACTTAGGTAAGTCACCCTGCACCTTTCAATATAAGATACCTTTATATAGGTGTGACCCCTACGATTAAACAGAGGGGAATAAAAATGAACCAAGACGATGTTGATGTAAGATATGAATACGACGAATATGTAGGACACAAGCAAGACCACTTAAATTGGATTATCAATACTACTGCGGAAGATGTAGCAACAGAGGATGCGGATAGAGAATTAAGAGAGGTTCTTTACCTTCAATCCGATATTGAAAATGCAAATATAACTACTGAAACTGGAAGAAAAATAAGCACCCATAGAGTCGTAGCAAGACTATGCTACAAACTAACAAATTAAATAGGTGGGTATTTTAGTATAGATTATGTCGGTAGTCCGTATCAATATACCAAGCAAGGCAAAACTGCCTGATAAATGGGATGAGATACAACCTGACTTCCCCATGCCCTCTCCAAGAAAATATCAAAACGAAGCCCTCTCCGTAATGTATTGGGCTTTACAAAACGACGATTTTGATAACATTGTTCTTCAAGCCCCTACGGGCATTGGCAAATCAGCCATAGCCATGACAATACAGAATCAGTTTCAATCAGCATATCTAATGACTCCTTCACTTGGTCTAATAGACCAATACAAAGCCGACTACGGGCATAAACTGGAAGAAGTTAGAGGAAGAGATAATTTCCCTTGTTGGGTGCGAACAGGAACGGCTAAATCAGCCCCTTGTTGGACTAAAGCGGGTTCATGTCGCCATGCAAAGCGTGATGTGGAAGAACCATGCCCTTACTACGAACAAAGGTGGGCGGCAGAGGATGCACGCCTGACTCTTAGCAACCCTGCGTATATGTTTAGAGCAGTAAAAGGAAGAACAAAATTCGACCAACGGGATTTTGCTATTATTGATGAAGCGCATGATATGGAGAGTTTCATGAATGATTTACTGGAAGTTCGATTATCGGAGAAAGAGTGGCATAGGATATTTGGTGCAAATGAAAAATTTCCTTCACATTTCACTCCCCAAGACTGGAAGGTTGAGATAACTGATAGAATTAAAGTGGCACGAAAAGTATTGAGTGGAGCGGAAGATGAATTGGGCTTATCAGTAAATGAGAAAGAGGTCGAAAAGATAAGGGATGCAGTTTCTAAAATTGAAACTGCCTTTGATATTTTATTGAAACCAAACAATGTGCATATTTCATTCGATAACTCAAAGTATGGAACTTATCTTTGTTTAAAACCAATTAGGGTTAGAGATTATGCGTCAGAGATTTTAGAAATGGTGGCGAGAAAAAGGATATTTTTATCGGCAACAATACTTGATATTGACACTTTCTTACATGGTTTGGGTTTAGATTCTCAAAAAACTCTGTATATCAATATCACAAAGTCTCCATTTCCACCAGAAAATTTCAATGTGTATTATGCCCCATGTGGTTCAATGTCATGGGCTAAGAGAAAACACACTTTACCAAGACAGGTGAATGCAATAGATGCTATCATGAATAAATTTCCTCATAAGAGGGGTGTTATTCTTCCCCATAGCCATGCGATAAGAAAGGAGTTAGTCAAGGGATTGACAGAGCGAGGTCATGGTGATAGGATTATAACACATGATGGAAATGCGAGAGCAAGAGAATCAGCGTTAGAAGAATTTTTTACTAACGACAAAGATGATTTAGTTCTAATATCAACCTATGTGTCTCAAGGCTTTGACTTCAAAGGAAAACTGGCGGAGTGGCTTGTAATATGTAAAGTTCCATACCTGCCTACCAATGATGCAGTTATTGCCGAGAGGATGATGCAAGATGAACTGTCGTGGAGAAAACAACATGAAGATACTCCGTCATGTCCGTATCAGCCTCCGAGTAAGTATAGTGGTGATTTATGCGGTGCAGGTTTTACTTGTGATGCCCCTTGTCAAAAGTGGTATCAATTACAGACCGCTCTATCCATTGTTCAAGGCGCAGGGCGAGTAGTTAGGACTCCTGATGATGTAGGGGATTTATTTATCTTAGACGGTGGGTGGCAACGCTTTGCTCGCAATAATGGACAGATATTACCATCTTGGTTTAGAGGCAATATACAAGAATGCCCAAATTGGCTAAAACGCCAAATAAAATAGGGAAGATGTTATATAGGTGAGCCACTAACGGACATACATGACCAACCCAATGAAGTTCAAAATGCCAAAGAAAAATGACCCAATGCCGTATATCAGCAGGGCTATGTTTATGATGGCACTTGTTGATTGTAGCATACCTGACGAACATAGCGCAGTTGAATTAGCAAAAGCAAATCACCGACAGATGCCAATTGTAGTAATAGGAGGCATTTGTAATGTCGAATGAACCCGTATTAAAAATTAGAATAGAAACAGAGGAATACATTTACGAAGAGTTTGAAGAGGCTTCATTATGAATGATTCAATACAAAAGATAGCGATAGATGCAATAACAATCATACAACATTTAGGTCAAGATGAATTGGCTTCTATGTTGTTAGATAGATACGAAAGGGCGATAAAATGATAATATACACCAATGCGAATCCAGTTCTTTCAGCACAGGATTTATGCGACAGTGATATTTTAACTAAAACAGAGTTTGCATTTCATATACTACTAACGGTTTTGAAAGATGCAGGTTGTCCTGAACATAGACTCCCAAACACTCGCCCAAAGCATTATCGTCTAAATACTATATCTTTTAATTGGGCTAAAAGAACAAGGAATAATTTTATTTGGACTTTAGAATGGGGATTGGCACTATGCCGAGAGTTTAAACTTAGATTTGGTAAATCTCATCCTCTTGAGCCACATTACATAGAGATAGATGCAAATAGTTTAAGGCGATATGTAAAAAGAGGTAAATTATCAGTTCCGCCAAAAGATTTTAACGAAGAATTTTTGACTCAAGAAATGAAGAAAGATATGGTCGGTTGGAGTGGTGAAGAGGCCAATAGACGATATTACATGTTAATCGAACCCCACTTTGTTATGAAGTGGAATTGTGGTCGGGAGAAACCTGATTGGTGGACTGTATGAAATGCCCTAAGTGCAAAGGTTCTGTTAGAGGTAATTCCTTTGGTGATAAAGTCCAATTGATATGCCGGAAGTGCCACGCTAAATGGAATACAGACATGAAATGGTTCACTAAAAAGTGAATATATACGACACCTTTATATAGGAGTGACCCATAGGATGAAACATGGACAAAGAAGCAAGAGATGCCGAAGAATGGTTCACCATTGGGTGCGACGCAGTTAAGAAAGAGATTGAAGAATTTAGACCAGATAGAAAACAAGGTGCGGTTAGCAAATTGTTTATAGGCGACAAGGTTTACGCATGGAATGCAGAGAAAGGGAAAATTATGTATTGTTTAACAGGTGTAAGAAATGAAGGTAAATCTTTCACCACACCCACTGACACTTCAACCACAGGTAAAAGGGGAGAAGGTAAAACATTTATCCCTAAAATGGTTAATAACGATAACCAATAAGCATACAATATGTCCGATGCTATTGAGCGGTATAATAGGATTGTTAGGAAGCCGGAAGATGGTTTTGCTTACATACTACCACCAAGCGATATGCAAACTGATATTGACGAAATAGCCCAAGACCACAGAATACCAAAAACTGCTATTGCCAGATGGGTTTCAAGAACCTACGCTGAAACAGTTAAACAAGGTATCATTGAGCATTCATCTCCGATAGCCTCTTCTCCAAGTGAGAAAGAACTAATGGAGAGGCCAATGCATTTTCCAGATGACTTCGGTTTGGCCTTGATACCTTTTCCATCCGACATAGGCGGTAGTTATGTCCAAGACAAGATAGAAACTGTTTGTTATACAAGTTTGGCCGTGCCAAGACCTTTTGACCCACAGATATTCAAAAATACTGCATCCAATCCAACAACCCCGCTCGGCAATGGAACGGTCACGGGTTTTGGTTTTAACTATTATACTTCATCACCATTAGATGACAGTTATGACCTAACAACAAGGAGGGGTGGAGGTTCAAGGGGTGGGTTTGCATTTACTACAACCCCCTTTTCAAATAACGAACCATCGAGTATTCAAGACGGAGCATTAGAGTTCGATTTAGGAGATTTAGGTTTCACAAATGGCGGTTGGAATCCAGAGGGGTTAAAATATCAATTTAGGCCAAAGTCAATGAGACTTGGTGGATTAAGAAATGGATGGAGACATAGGGTATTTTTTGCACGGTCAAGACAAGTAATGTATCGCAATATCTATGGTGACATATCGGAAGATGAAGCAACCCCGTCATGTCCACTTATTGTTGTCAATGGTTTGGGGATATTGAAAGGAATAACAGGAATCTCTATGTCCGAGCAAATGAATGCACCACGAAACATGACCATCTCTGTTTCAAGTATCGGGGGGAGAAGAGAAGGGATTGTGAACATTGGTGATACAATACAATGTTATCTTGCACCCCATAGTTGGAGTTCTCCACCTTTAATTTTCACAGGATATGTATCAGATTTGTTAGAAAGTGGAAATCAAATAACTATCACATGCTTAGACACTCTCGGCTACCTATCGAATGAAATAGTTCAAGCAACCAAATTAACTACAACAATTGACGGAGCAGGGGTTCTGAAAAATTTAATATCCATGACTTCAACCCCAATTCCCATAGATACAATACTTGTTCAATCAAATGTTATTGTTTCTAATTCACTTAAATTAGAGAATAAATCAATTTTAAGTGCTTGTCAAACGGTTTTGAATTTTATGAATGCCGCTCCTAAAATTCACACAGTCAAGGCTGAAAATAATGGGTATGTTAATATCAAAATACTTCAAGATTTGACAGACCCGAATCTTCAACCATTAAAAGGCGGTAGTTTACCAAGAACTGCCGTTCCTTTGGACTTTTACCCGACCAATGTTCAACAAGACAAAGGGGATTTGGACTTCTTCAATGTAGTTATTGTAATCAATGAAGAAGCCGGAATAAATTATACATATCCACCATTGAATAGTGCCATTTACCCTTCAAGACCAGTTCAAAGGATATTCAAAGAAAAGTCAGTTCAAACTGATATTCAAGCAAGTAAATATGCAAAATTGATGTTAAATAACATTGGAAGAACAAAAGTTAGGTATCAAATTGATGGTATTCCTTCGACATTTGACATTAGAGTCGGTGATGCTATGGAATTTGCTACAACAGGCGTGTCAGGAGTTCATAGAATAATGGGTGTCACATGGTCTTACACTGTTGGAAGCCCACCATCTATGACTTTGACAGTAGGAAGAGAGTCAGCCGATTTGACAAGAACTTTACAAATGGCATTGGATTTATCTAACTAATAGGCGACACCTTTATATAGGGGCGACTGATAGGGTAGTTTGTAGGGGAGTCAAACCCCCCACCGAAGAACACTCGGACTGGTATAAGTTTGGGTGGCCGTGCAAGACTTGAAAGCCATACTGACCTAACGGGTGATGCCGAGCAGGGCGGGATATGACATAGCATGGGTAGGTAAGCAAACGAAGGGTTGGCCGCCAATTGAATTTGCTTGACCAAGAATGGCGCAGTTGTTGCATCACTAAACTGGCTTGCAGACTGACCTACCTTAACGGCCTTCGCCCCGTAGGGGGGCATACCCGATTAGGCAATTTGCCCCCTTACACTTTTTCAATTAATGATTACAATTAATTGGTGTTTTTGTCGCCAAGTGTTTTTCTTGCATATAGTTTTGAAAGACCTTGACGGTTCAAACCCTACAATTGTCTGATTCTTTAACCCCCTTTAGGGGGTTATCCTAATTATTCATACTACAACACATACTAACACACACACATAACAGATAACATATATGTATAAACTAAAGAAAGTGATTTGAAGGATTAATTCATAATGGTGGGTATTCACCTTGACAGATATGGCGACTGACCTTGAAGTAAAACAATCCCCCGAATCTTCAACCGTATTTGAGTTTGAATCGGGCGACATAAGCATATCTTTGACCTTCCTTACATCAACAAAGGGTAGGATGGAGTTTGCGGTTGAGATAGACGAGAAGCCTCAAGGCAAGGTAAATGTCCTATCCCAACACTCAATCGCCCGACTTGCTAAAAGTGCAGGTATTGTTGATTCTAAAGATTTTACAGATGACTTCCTACAAGCCGGAACTATACTTCGGGATGGAAAATATACACCTGCCCCGATGAAAGATAAAATTCAAGTTGAGACTGAAACCTTTGAAGGCGAAGAAAGCACTTATGGGGCTATTGAAGAGAATACCATTAACAAATTTTTAGGTGAACAACATTTGTTGGATAAGGTAAATTCAATTCTCCACGAATCAAGAGAAACACCGTTTGTTGGTGATGATGCAAACCTGATGCTAACCTTCCTTGTTTTCTTGTCTTGTAAGACCGACAATCCACTTAATCTTGAAATGATAGGACAGTCGGCCAGTGGGAAAACATACATGACCCTGACGGCGAGAAACGGTTTTCCTAAGAGCATGATAATGGTTTTAGCGGGTGCATCGAAAGAGGCATTGAAATACGACTACGATGAGATTGATGAAGAAGGAAATTTTATTGTCAATGTTGATGGGCGTTGTATTGTTGTCTTGGAAAAGGATGAATCATACGCTTTTATCAAAAAAATGAAACCGATTATGAGCGGTGACGATGATGAGTTAGTTTGGAAAACTCCGATTAAGAATGAGTTATCGGGCGAAATAGAAACAAAAGACTTCATCATAAGAGGAAGGCCGTCATTTATCACCCTGACTACAAGAAATCCAAGCGAGGCTGAACAGATAACCCGTCAATTGATTATGACCCCCGATACCACGATTGAGAAGGTTGATAGTGTTGTCAAAAATGCGTTAATGCAAAAAGCAAGACCGGAGAAATTTACTATTCATCCAGATTTGAAACTGCTACAAGCGTCTATGCTCGGACTAACTCAATACAAAGTTAGGAACATATTCGCCCCTCTAATGGCTGACTTCTTCCCTGCAAGAAATGCTCAACACCAAAGGGATATAGGAAAAGTATTGTCAATAATAGATGCGGTTAGTTTATTGCACCAAAAACAACGACCAGTTCAAAAAACTGACGATGGACAAGAATTTTTGCTATCCTCAATTGAAGATAATGTAATTGGGCTACTACTTTGTGACCTTGTTCTAAGAGCGAGTTTATCGGGAGTTCCTGATGGAACATGGACCGTATTTCAACAAATGAATGCCATGCAAGAAGCAAGACGGTCTTTGACGGAGGACAACATACTACAATGGTTGAGTATTCACGCTTTTAGCACTACTAAGAATGCCTTGAAGGAAAAGCACCTGCCAACCTTAGAAGATGCAGGGTTGGTTGAAGTTAGTCGCAGAGGCGGTGGCAGAGGCGGTGGAAGAAAGACATACAAAATAGTCAAAGCCAAAGCAGGTTTGATGGATGATTATGCACTTGCACCATTATTTGTTGAAGCGGCGAGAAACAAACTTCCAGATATAATAGAAGAATACGATGACATATTACAACAGGCAGTAAAAGCCAGTATTATTCATCCAATAAAGGGGTCGGATAAACATAACCTAAAGTCAATTGGTTGTATATCTAAAGAACAATCGAGTATTTGGAGGTCACTATTTTTACCAACCTATCTTAGACCACAAGGTAAAAACTCCTTGATAGATGAAGTAATAGGAAATTCAAAACACAAAAAGAATTTATTTTCAGGTTCAGCATGGTTTAGTGGTGAAAACATAGCCACAGACAAATTAAGCAAGCGCAGAGAAGTTATCGAGAACATCAAAACCAGTTCAAAGGAGATAGCACCCGAAGATGACGAACTATGGGAAGCCATGCTAAATGCTCAAATAGAGTCTTTAGATGACAATACGGGTGAAAATTGAGTATTCCTTCATATAGGTGGGGAGTAAAGGACAGAATACGAAGTGATATTATGGCGAAAAAAGCGACACTACCAAAAAGCGTAAAACAGAGACTACAACCTTTCATAGACAAAGGGGTTCAAAATGGCATATTTGCCGATGAACAACCCGTTGCTCTAATGTTCAAGAAAAAGGCACAGGAACTAAAAGAATCAATTGCCGATTTAGGCGGAATTAAAACTGCAAGCGCACAGAGATTTGTAGCGAACTGTATTATGTCCGACTTATCATCAATGCTAAGACAGAAATCCTATGTGGCTCACATGGATATTTGGACTTGTGAATCCAGAATACTAAGAAATGGCCGTGCTATGGCTAATGTATTTGGCTCTGTTGTAATTGAAGATGGAGATTCAACCATGTCACCTGCTCTATTCAAGATGGGTCTATGGGATGAAGATGCTTCATTGGCTGACGACATGGTTCAAGGTGGAACATACAGTGCGCCAGTTTCATGTCGAAACCTTGACCTTGATATTCTTGACCTACGCCCCTTATCAGGCATGACAGTATTTGTTGAAGAGGAATTTAAGGGTCATGGAGACAAGGTTCAATTGCTCCGAGATACATACGACATTACTCCAATTGCTGAATTAGAGAATGATATTTCCAGAAATAGAAATGACTACCGTTTGGTTGAGGCTACTGTTTCTTATTCGGGGGTTCAACAATCTAAAACAGGTAATACATTTGGTAAAATGTTGTTGAAAGACGAATCAACAATGACCATTGAAGCGATAGAGTCAGGTGAAAACCTATTACTCAACGCTCTTTGTTCAGCCACTACTGCTAATTCATTTGGTAAATACTCCGAAGTATTGGCTTTAGTCACAACCTCAATGTCCGAGCAATACGGCCTATCGGCTACGATAGAAAGTGCGGTTGGAATTATTACAATTGCTCCACCAAAGCCTGAAACACCAAGCACAGGTGATGATTCGGGCGACGATGCTTCTTCATACTTTAACAATGACACTGTTGAAACTATTGACCTTGATGACGACGATGACGACAAATCGAAAGAGGAAGTCAAGGAAGAAGTCAAGGAAGAAGT